AGTTGCAGAACTTGTAGAGGTAGAGGCACAGTCGATTATATGCGAAAAGACGGCACATACGGTATGCCGAGAAAATGCAAAAAATGTTTTGGTGTTGGTTCTATTTACAGAAATATAAATGAAAAAGCAGGTCTAGGGCTAACACCATTAAATGAAAAAGATTTATCGGTGCATGGATTTAAAACAGATGTAAATACTATTAAAGAAAAGATGCTACAGGTTAGTGGTATGCAACGAGAGTTTTTAGAAAAATATATGAGATACAATGCGTTAGCAACCTATCTTAATACATTTGTTGAGAACATAAAAAACAATACTGGTAACGATGGCTACATTCATCCTCAGTTTATGCAATGTGTTACAGCTACAGGTAGGCTATCATCTCGCAATCCAAACTTTCAAAATATGCCTAGAAGTGGTACATTTCCAGTAAGAGAGGCCATTGTTAGTAGATTTGATGGTGGTAAGATATTAGAAGGAGATTACAGTCAGCTAGAGTTTAGAGTAGCTGGTTTTTTATCTCAAGACAAGCAAGTGTTAAAAGACGTACAAGATAAGGTAGATGTTCATTCTTACACCGCAAAAATAATTGGTGTTAGCAGACAAGATGCTAAAGCACACACATTTAAACCTTTGTATGGTGGTGTTACAGGAACACCCAACGAGAAGAAGTATTACAAAGCTTTTCTTGAAAAATACAAGGGCATAGCAGATTGGCACGAAAAATTAGGTGTTGAGGCATTGACAAAGAAAAGAATTACATTACCTTCTGGTAGACAATATCTTTTTCCTAATGTTAGACGTTTTCCTAGTGGGGGTTTTTCTAATGGTACACAGATAAAAAACTATCCAGTACAAGGGTTTGCGACAGCAGATTTACTACCTGTTGCATTAATATCACTACACAAGGAAATAAAACAATCAAACATAAAGAGCTTGATTTGTAATACAGTACATGATAGTATCGTCATGGATGTGCATCCTCAAGAAGAGGATATCGCAATAAAACTTATGGAAAATGCCATGCTTGGTATACGAGAGGAGTGTAAGAACAGGTATGGAATAGATTATAATATGCCAATCGGAATAGAGTTAAAAATTGGTAATGATTGGTCTAACCTAGAAACTGTCAAAACAAAGGAGCTAATATGCTGATGGCAGAACAAGAAAAACCATCTGTAACGGATTTAGTTACAGCAGAGAAGATAGATACCAATGCTTTGATGGCCTTGATAGGCCAAAAAGATTTATCTGTTGATAGTGGTAGCGAGAAGAGGTATTTACCTCGTTTGGCTATAGAACATAATACCGAAGATGAAGAAGGTAATACTTTACCTCGTGGACAATGGCGAGTTCAAAATGCACTAGGTAAAAATATACACATGAAAGAAATTGTGTTTAGACCTTTTCTTAGAAGATATATGTACAGTGTATGGGATCAAAATGAACAGAATTATTCATCTATGACCATACAAGCTGGGTCTTTCGGAGATACATTTTTGGATAGTGCTGGTGGGTTGAAGTGTGGTAAGTTAAGTGCAAAAGACTTAGAGGCTCTTGCCCATGACGACCCAGCAAGAACACTTCAAGCTGGTATTAAATGTTCGCAAGTAATCTATGGAACCGTTGACGTAGAAGGTGAAGCTATTCCTCATGTATGGTATGCAAGAGGAACAAACTTTATGCCTGTTAGTGATTGGATTAAAACATTAGAAAAACAGGGTAAGCTACTATTCAACACACGAGCTAACTTAACTACTGTGCGACAGAAAGCTGGTGGTTCTATATTTTATAAAGCTGGTATTGAAATCAAGGATTATGTTGAGTTTAATCCTAAGATGGATGTACCGATCCTTGAGAGTTTCATGGATATTGTTAATATTCACAATACAGAGATAGAAAATAAGTATCGTGAAAAAAGGCAAGACTTTGAAGATGTAGAGGTTGTCGATGAGTTAGATGAATAATCTCATCAAAGAGTATGTACAACTGTACTTACAGAAAGTAGTTTCAGGGGATGCCTATATTTCCCCTGATTCTATTTCTTTCTTTAAGGATGAGTGTGCAAAAGCAATAGAAAAACAATTTATACCCAAAGAAAAAGACTGGTCTATGCGTATGTCTGGTCTGGGTAAGCCAGTATGCCAACAACAGCTAGAGAGAGATGGTGTTGATGTACAAGGTAGTTTAGAGTATAACTCTGTTAATAGATTTTTATTTGGTGATATTCTTGAAACATTGTTATATTTAGAATTAGTAGAAGCTGGTGTAAAGGTAGAAGCGTATCAAAAACCAGTAACATTGGAGATTGAAGGTGTAACTTTAAAAGGCACACTTGATATTATTATTGATGGTAAAGTATGGGATATTAAAACAGCAAGTCCTTATGCTTATACCAGTAAGTTTACAAGTTATAATCGTGTAAAAGAAAATGACCCTTTTGGGTATGTAGTACAAGGATTTTTATATGCAGAAGCTGTAGGCAAACCTTTTGGTGGTTGGATAGCTATCAACAAATCGTCTGGAGAAATACAAATATGTCCTACACCAAATGTACAAGACCAAGAAAGAGAAGAAGCCTTGTCTTGGGCCAGACACAATATTAATGTATTAAAAGACAAAACTGTTCCTATACAAAAGTTAGATGAAGTCTTAGAAGTTTATAAAGGAACACCAACAGGCAATAAAGTTTTAAACACCACCTGTAGTTTTTGTAAATTTAAAACACATTGTTTTCCTAAAGCAGAATTACACCATAAGGTTGCATCGGCTGCAAAAAATCCTCCTTTAGTTTGGTATTCAAAATTAAAGAAAAAGGAGCTATGATGTCTATAATTGTTTTAAACAAAATTAAAAATGACGATGTATACAATAACTTTAATTGTTATTTTGTTTACGGTGAGAATGAAAAGAAAGAAGGTGGGGATGCTTTTAAAAGGCGACAAAAAAATTGTTTACCTCTTACAATTAGAAAAACAGCATCACAAGATGTTTCAGGTTATTGGGATGACTCTACCTATAGCTATAATGTAGATAGATTTACAGAGGATGCTAAAGTTATCATAGGTGTGCTTAATGCTGGTGGCATTGTAGTTATAGAAAATAATTTTTTAAATGATGAAAACAACAGCCCTATGAAAAATCATGGACAAAGAACCTTGATGTTTTTAAATGCGTCTGTAAAATCATTAATAGAAGAACACAAGCCAAAGTATGTATCAGTAGAAAGATTGTAAATGCCTAGAAGAGTAATACCAGCTAGAAGAATGGCTGGTACAAAGTATCGTAGTAATTTTGAAGTACATTTTGCGTCTGATTTAATTAAAAGAGGATTAACATTTGATTATGAACCCGATAGTTATACTTATATCCCAAAGCCTACTACTTATACTCCTGATTTTTATATACCACAGTATAATTTTTACATAGAAACAAAAGGATTTTTTACATCAGAGGATAGAACAAAACATTTGACATTTAGAGAACAACACCCTAATATTGATGTTCGTTTTGTATTTTCTAATTCTAAAAATAAATTGCGTAAAGGAGCTAAAACTAGCTATGGTGATTGGTGTGAACGCAATGGTTTTTTGTATAGTGATAGAGTTATTGATGAAAACTGGTTAAAGAAAGAAAAATAAATGCCAAAAAAAATAGATGCAACATGGAAAAGTAAAATAGGTCAAAAACAATTACAACAACAAGGTGATAACGTAAATCATCCTCCACACTACCAAAAAGGTCGAATGGAAACGATAGATATAATGCAAAACCTTGTTTCACTAGAAGAGTTTATGGGTCATTTAAAGTGTACGGTTATAAAATACCTTTCTAGATACGAACATAAAGAAAATCCTATACAAGACTTAGAGAAAGCAGAGTGGTATTTAAAAAAACTTATTGAAACAAGAAAAATAAATGATGCTTACATAACTTTAGAAAAACATTTGCCATGATGACTCGATACCGTACAATACAAGATGCTGTAGCACAGTTTCAAAAAGCATTTCAAAGACCTACAAACTTAGACTTCTCTCGTATAAAACAAGATAAGAAAGTTGCAGAGGCATTTGACCTTAGACAAAAACTAATCTATGAAGAGTGTACAGAGTTGATACAAGCTATGGGGCAAGAAAAAGAAACACAAATAAAAAAAGAGGCTGCTGACTTACTATATGTGTTAGCAGGTTTATTTGTAGATTTTGGTTGGGATATGCAAGTGATATTTAATCGTGTACACCAATCAAATATGTCAAAACTTGACGAAAATGGAAAACCTATCTTTCGTGAAGATGGGAAAATATTAAAATCTAACCGCTATAAAGAAGCAGATTTAAGAGGAGTCTAATGCAAAAATTACCAACCGCATATCAAGAATACATACACACATCTCGTTACTCAAGATGGCTTGACGATGAAAACCGTAGAGAAACATGGGAAGAAACTGTTAGTCGTTATTTTAACTATATGAAATCTAGAGAACAAAACAAAAATGTTTTTGACGATAACACAGTAGAACAATTACAAAAGGCTGTTCTTAACCTTAATATTATGCCTTCTATGCGTTTGTTAATGACATCAGGCAAAGCGGTAGAAAAATGTAACGTGGCTTCTTATAATTGTAGTTATGTTCCTATAGACAGCCCCAGAGCATTTGATGAAATCCTGTATATTTTAATGAATGGTACAGGTGTAGGTTTTTCTGTAGAAAGAGAAAGTGTATTACAATTACCAGTAGTAGAAGAACACTTTGAAGATAGCAGTACGGTTATTGTTGTAAAAGATAGTAAGTCTGGTTGGGCTAGAGCATTTAAAGAATTAATATCTTTATTATATTCAGGTCAAGTTCCTACATGGGATATGAGCCAAGTAAGACCCGCTGGGGCTAGACTTAAAACTTTTGGTGGTAGGGCAAGTGGGCCTGATCCACTAGACGACCTGTTCAGGTTTGCGGTTAGCCTGTTCAGAAAGAGTGCAGGTAGGCGATTGAGTAGTATCGAGTGCCATGATTTAGTATGTAAAACGGCACAAGTTGTAGTAGTTGGTGGTGTACGCAGATCTGCACTCATCTCTTTAAGTAATCTAAGTGATGACCTTCTACGTTCCTCTAAGTCTGGTGACTGGTGGAACCACTACGGCTATAGGTCATATGCTAATAACTCTGCTGTATACAAAGGTAGACCAGAGATGGGAATCTTTATGAAAGAGTGGGCCTCTCTTTACGAAAGTCGGTCAGGTGAAAGAGGTATGTTTAGTAGAGCAGCTGCTAAAAAGCAAGTGTTAGCTAATGGTAGAAGAGATCCAGACTTTGAATTTGGTACAAATCCTTGTTGTGAGATTATTCTTAGACCTAATCAATTTTGTAATCTAACAGAAGTAGTTGTTAAAAGGACAGATAGTTTAGATACTTTGAAAGAAAAAGTTCGATTGGCAACAATACTAGGAACGTATCAAGCCACACTAACAGACTTTAAGTATTTACGCAAGATATGGCAAAAAACTACAGAAGAGGAAAGATTGCTTGGTGTTAGTCTTACTGGTATTATGGATAATGTACTAACTAATGGTGCAAAAGATACTCCTGTACTTGCACAAACCCTTGATGAACTAAGAGAAGTTGCTATTGAAACCAATAAAGTATGGGCTGAAGCATTAGGCATACCACAAAGTACAGCTATAACTTGTGTTAAACCATCAGGTACAGTTAGTCAGCTAGTGGATGCTGCTAGTGGTATTCATGCTAGACATAGCAAATATTATATTCGTAGAGTAAGAGGTGATAAAAAAGACCCTCTCACACAATTTTTAATGGACAGCGGTATACCTTGTGAAGATGCTGTTGGTGATATAGAAAGTAAAAATACTGCTGTGTTTTCTTTTCCTATAGAAGCACCGTATGGCTCTGTTATTAATGATGACCTCAACCCTATAAAACATCTCGACCTATGGCTAACCTATCAAAAGCATTGGTGTGAACACAAACCTAGTATAACCATTACTGTAAGAGAGCATGAGTGGTTAGATGTAGCTGCATGGGTATACAAAAATTTTGATTATATGTCTGGTGTATCTTTCTTTCCTCATTCTGACGCTGTTTATGCTCAAGCACCCTATGAATCTATCGACAAAGAAAAATATGATAAGTTAGTATCTTCAATGCCAAGCACTATAGATTTTGCAAAACTAAGTGAATACGAGAAAGAAGATGGTACAAAAGGCACACAAGAGTTTAGTTGTGTAGGTGATGTGTGTGAGGTAGTAGATGTCTGACATAAAAAAAGAAGGTAGATACATTCCTGTACTTACCTTCTCGTTATTACTTGATTCTCGTAATTCTATGAGTCCTGCTGTTGAGGTATCAAAACTAGACACTAAAGAGTTTATAGAACATATGGATCATTATATGCCAGATTTTGATTACACTCACGATATAGCTAATCTCATACAATACTGTAATAATTTAATTGATGATTTAATGAACCAAATGGAAGATTATTGTGGTTCTGTTACAGATATTACTTTTCCTGATGAACCTGTTAATAAAGAGATACCTAGTATCTCCAACATACATCAAACTATAAAGAAAAAGAAACTTAACTAAGCACTAATCTTATCTGCTTCAATCAATATATCTTTTATTTTTTTCTTCTGTCCACCAGTAAAAGGTTGTAATACTTTTCTTTTAGGTTTTTTATATTTTTTAGGTTTTGCAACCACTTTCATTTCTTTTAAATCAGACAAAACTTCAAAAGGCAAGCGTATTTTATATTTATCGCTGTACATAACTACTCCTATTTCTTTACTAACGATCCACCAAAATATAACCCCACTATAGCAGACACTAAATGTGTGTCAAGTGGTGTTATTACTAGTCCAGTCATCTGTTCCCATTTGACCATCTCTTTGCCCTCAAAAATAAAGAAGCCCGGATTAAATTGTGTCCAACCAACTGTTACAGATATATCAGGATAGAAAACAGCAACTATTTTAGGCCATACAATTATTGCCCCAATAGCTCCTAATGCTATTAATCTTCTTGTCCATTGGAAATGAGGATTTTCATAGCGTCTAGCCTTGTCAATAACCTCTGCTTCTTTGGTCATTGCAGCCATCATTAATTTGTTGTTGGCTTCTTTTGCTTTAATGCTTTGGCCCCATATTGACATAACACCACCAAGTAATGATGATCCAAGCATTGTAATCAATTCCATAGGTATTCCACCCATTATACTACCTCCCCCTGAAGATCCTGCTCCTGTTATCGTTTCTGCTACAGGTACAATGCCTAATAAAGCTAATATAGTTTCCATTAGTCTCCCCCTGCATCTTTAATTTGTTCTTTCAATTCTTCTATGATTTCGTGTCGTGTTAATCTACGTTTTGGTTTTGCACCTAAATCATACACGGCTCTCATAGTTTCATCATGTTCTATGTAATTTTTTTCAAGAATACGAACACGATCTATTAATCGGATTACCATAGTGTTTAACTCAGATAATCTTTTATCCATAGTTGTTCTAGTATCTCGTATTTCTTCATCTATTTCTTGGTGTAAATTTTTTAATGCTGATAGAACATCTTGACGGAAAGTGTTAGTTATCCATCGCATTAACCACCAAAGACCGTACCCTGCGGATGCTGCGGTTAATACAGGAATACCAACTTTCTCGAAAAGATCTATTACAATGTTTATGTCCATTGCAATCTGCCTTTCCTGTTAATTTTTTAAAACACTCAATAACCACATGACACCACTCCCTATCAATGCGAGAACAACACCAGCACCATATAGTTTTGATTTTTCTTTTTCTAAAGTTCCTACACGTTTACTTAAAGCTCGTAAGTCTACCTCTAAATTTTGATGTGATGAGACAAGACCATCTACCTTTCCTTCCAGTCTACCTATAGCCAAAAGAAGTTCTGTCTGTTGATTATCACTCATCAGCTAAACCTAAGTTTCTTAGCTGGTTTAAAAGAGTGCTTCTATCTCCTTGTGGTCTTAGAAACTCTCTACCACCTTCTCTTATGTTTCCACCTAATATTTCTGGTAAATTAATTTCTCCCCCTTGTGCTGCTTGTTGTAGGGCTTGTAAAGTTATTTTAGCTAGTTCTGGATTTTGTGCTGTAAAATACATAGACATTAATAACTGAACAGGATCTTCTCCTGCATTTAAAGCTTCTCTATAAAACCCATCTAATTTTTCTCGTATTTCATTAGCTTTATTTGAGTCCTCTACTCCAGCAGACAAAGCAGCGTATATTTGTGTTTTAAAGTATCTTTGTATTTTTGGTGGTGTATCACCATACATTACAGCATCCATTAAATAGTTAGATAAGTTTGGTGTAGATAACATCCTCACTAACATTTCACTTTGATTACTAAACATAGACCTTAACAAAAATTCAGAGCCTACATAACGTAAACTAACAACACCTCTTTGCACACCCCATGCTCTAGATAATGCACCATTAGCTGACATTTTAGAGACTGTTTCTGCAAAACGTAAAGTTGATGCTACAGGTTGCTCTGATGCTGCTGCCATGTTCATTAGATGACCTACAGAGGTAGCATTTTGTTCACCAAAAGCTTCAATCCATAATTGTTCTCTATCTATCCAAAATTGAGTACGAGCCGAAATGTTCTCTTTAACAGTTCTGTCTTGTTGGGCTAGACGTTGAGTAATAGTAGTTTCAGGTTCTACCTCACTTTTAAGTTGTATAAGAGCTTTTGTTCTGGCTAAATATTCATTTCTTATTTTATCAAGAAGTCCTCTATTAAGTAGTTGTTTGTAGGTGTCAGCTTGATCGTCACCAACCAAAGTTTTCATATCATTAAGTAATGATCTGTATCTATCTGCTGCTACACCACCTTCACTACCTAATCCATCCCCTAAAATATATTTAATTGTAGAGTCAGTAGTACCCTCTTGTGAATTTTGTCTTGCTAGATTATTCCAATAGCCCCTGTTAATAGGATCTACTTTATCTAATTCTACAACATTTATTT